GATTATATCAGACAGCATGTCCCCATGCATTAACTGCGGCTACACCTATTGTGGGTGTTGGCGGTGAGAACGTGCAAGAGTTGCGAACGCAGCTTGATTATATGCACGTGCAGAATTGATCATCAAATAAGAGCCGTGAAACGGCGACAAAAGAAAGCGAAGGAAGTGTTTGGATCATTGTCCAATCACATCTGGTGTCGATGTCCTCATGACACTGGCCTTCGTACTGGTTGTTGTGAACAAATACCAGGACAAACTTCAGTTTGCTTTTGCCAACCGCATGCAACCAAATCTACGATTTGAGCCAAAAAGATACACAACTAGTCCTACTAGTTTTTAGGCTGTCGTTGTCGGTGGAAGGGCGGAGAAGATGGGAAGTGAGGGCTGTATAACCCCTCCTGAGCAGATTCGTAGGGAGGTCGAAGAACTTCTTGACCGCTGGCGCTACGGGGGAATACTAATAGACTATCACCGATAGCATGGATAATATGGCTAAGAAACCTCAACCAGCAGTTACAAGACTCTGGTTCCATATTAATCCGCAGAATACTACGAATTTTATTGACTTGGCATTGGCTACGTCGGCAGCCAATCGTAGATTCTTACGTCAAGGCACAACGTTTGCCGTGGCAGGAATGACACTTCATTCTGATACAACAGTAACTGGTGAATTTGATGTCAGCAAAGTGCCAGACACTTGGATGGCTCACCAGGCACATAAGAAATCCAAAATGCTTTGGATGAAATCCCAAGATCAAGTTTTGGATGATCAACCAACTATTGCTGCTCGATATCGAGATTTCAAGGTTTATCTTGACAGTGATATGGTCGGAGCTCCACTGCAGGATGCTTCAGCAGCACGTGCAGTGAATGGTTCTATTATGCTTCCAGTGGATCGCCGTGATTTTACTGCGAAACCTGGTGAATGGGTTTATTCAGCACTTCAACTTCCAGTTGACGGTGGAGCCGCTCCACCGCTTGAACGTACTATGCACTTTGTAGGACCTGATTCAGGGACTTCAGTGGGTATGATATCCGGTTACGGATTATCTCGAAGTCGTCCTCAATTGGTCGAACCAAATACACCAACTACCGGTGGATGGATGAACGACGTATTTGACGTCGCAGACAATTTGGATGAGATACGACTTGATGTTACAGATGATAACGATATACCTCCATATCGTGTTGGTGATGCTGCTTCTAATCTGGAGTTTTATCCAGGTGGAGTCAATAACCAACCATCTTCTGCACTCCATTCCGTTAGTTTTGTTTCAGGAACAACGGTGGGTGGTAAGACACGTGTTGAAGGTGGAACCTTTAACTGTGGTTTGATTCGATTCGATTGGAATCTTACTGATACTTCTTTCGACCCGACTGATCCGGGTTCAGGGTCGAGCATGTATCTTGCCGTTGATCTATTGCCTGGCATGAACAAAGGATATTTGGCGGAGGCTTACTGATGATTAAGGAAGCTGCAGCAGTTGAAACAGTCAAGGAGGCGGTTACTGCCGCATCCCTTCTCAACCATTTGAAAAATAACCGTATCGAGTATCTACTCGGAATGGGTCTCCTTCACCTTCTAGGTGTAAGTGACCGTCTCCTGGCACAACTCAATGGAGTGTGCTTCTGATGGGTTACAAGTATGGTAAGACATTTAAGAAAGACGGAAAGTTGGTTCGATACCGTTATACTGACGGTGTAAAATCGACCAAGAAACTTGTTGCTGTCAACAAGAAAAAGACAAATAAGAGACGTAAGAAGTGAGTCGAATGAATTGTCCTTATTGTGGTTCAAACCAAGTGCATGCAGCAGTGGTTGATCCAGAACCGCCAATTATCGTTCACCACATTTGTGAGCGATGTTCCAAGGAGTGGGTTGAATGACTGGATTGTTATTCGTTTTTGAATCGTTAGCCGAATATGCACTGCACAGTGCTGAGCAGGATTTACCATTGTTTAGGACTCAGGAATTCGCCAAAAGAAGTCCTACTGTCCGAGGTCCAAAACCGGAGGTAAGCCCGTATGGACCTTATTACCGTATGTACCCTGAGTTAAGCCGTGCCGGCGGACCAGGTGTTTACTACGTTGCTGCTACAGCAACATTTGTTGGTGTGCCAGTCGCACTTGCAGCTATGAATTATGCTGTCGTTGAAAATGATGTGCCTGAAGAAGAACGTCAAGGTTTTTGGCGTATGTTTAGTCAAGCACTAACTGGCGGATTTGGAGCCAATCTTAGTGGTTTAGTTTAATTACTACCTCGACTGCCAAATGGGCATGGAAGAGAAGGAATACACGGATTTAATCTTGATTATATCAGACAGCATGTCCCCATGCATTAACTGCGGCTACACCTATTGTGGGTGTTGGCGGTGAGAACGTGCAAGAGTTGCGAACGCAGCTTGATTATATGCACGTGCAGAATTGATCAT